GTAGTAGTTGGGGCTGAGTACCGTCTCGCCGTTGTCCGCCGCGGCGTCGTCGATCATCTCTTTCGTCGGCAGCTCGTGGGAGTTCGATCGCCACTGGCAAAAGCCGCCGATGCCGGTTGAACCGTCCGTCTCCGGCGAGATCCAGCTGTAGTTTTTGTTGCGCTGCCAGAGCCGGTTGTAGCGGTAGCTGAATTCAATCTCGACGCGATTGACGGTGCGGTCTAGATCGGACTGCTGCAACTCGACGGACTGGTAAAGCGTGGTGCCTGGGCCGAACACGAAGTGCGGCGCGGTGGCGTACCAGCTGGTCACGCGCAGGTCGCCGGCTGGCGAGCAATCGAGACTCACCGGGCGCGTGCTCAGCCGCTCCAAGGCATAGTCCCAATGGCTGCGGCCCTCGACGGGCTCGAACACGTCCGCCGACCAGTAGCCGCCGACCAGCGTATCGATTGCCGCGACGCTCATGCCCTCAATGCGCTGCTGCAGCTGGTCGGAGCATTCGCAGCTCAGTACGCGGCTGACGGGGTTCCATGTGGCCTGGCTGATGCTGCCGGTGTAGCGCCGCGTCTCGGTGGTCTCGCCCTTGGCGGTGCTGATGTAGTTGATGGTGACAGCGCGGCCCTTCCAGTCCGGGGGCGCGACAGACGTGCCGGGCGCGATGAACAGGCCGAACCCGGCGATGCCGGCGGCGCCCTCTTCCCGGTCGACGGTGACGGTACCGGTGAGCTGGGCGGTGACGTCTGTACCAGCCACCAGCACGCGCAGTGCCCATACGAACGACTGGCCACGCACCACGTACTCGGGCTCGACGGCGCCGCCCGGCAGGCTGTTGAGCGGCCCGGAGTTGAGGGGCGATCCGTTGAGCATCAGGCTTCTTCCCAGTTGAGCGACCAGCCGTGGGTGGCGCCCTGCGTTTCAGACGGAGCTTCGGCGAACACGGAAAAGACCGGCATGTAGCAGGCCTGGTACAGCGTGGCGCCCGGTACCGGCGGGATGGTGACCACGCCAGCGGCATAGCTGCATGGCACTCGCACCCACCGGTCATCGATCAGCGCCTGTGCCCATGGAGCCATGTCCGGGCGCGGCGTGTGCTGTAGCGCGAATTCAGGACCGGCGCCGACGTGGTTGATGACCTTGGTGCTGCGTAGTTCGAGCGGCTGCGAGTAGTCCAGCCCCGCCAGCCCAGGCGGCATCCAGCCAGAGCCGGAAATGCTGCCGGCCGATTTCTGCCAGTGCTGCATCTTCACGCCGGCGCCGGCGCTCATCCGAAGCACAGTGCTGCCGCCGATGGGCCCGACACTTTCCTCAGGCGCACCGGCGTGCAGCACGATCGGCACGCCGCCGAGCATGATTTGGGGGATTGGCATTCAGTGCTCCGGAACGGTTAGCGGTGGGTGCGTCCGAACTTCTTGGCCGCGATGCGCAGCTGGTCGGCCTGAGGTGCATTGGCGAACACCTGAAAGGTTTCGCCGCCCAGGCTTATATCCAGTGTGCCGAGATTCTGCGGGCCCGCCGGTTGCATGTTGGAAGCTGCGCCAATTAGGCCGCCGTCAGCGAAGCGCGGAATGTTCGGCGGCAAGATTCCCTGGTTGAGCATGTTGAGAATCGGCAGCCCCAGCTTGCGCACGGCAGCTGCCTTGATCATGTATTCCCCGTTGGAGCCATACATCAGGATGCTGTCGCTGGTACCTGTGCCAGGGCCTCGGATCAGGCCGCCAGTGGCGAAACCTTGGGGCGCCGGACCGGGGTCTTGCAGCGTATAAGGCTGGCTGAAGTCGTACTGCGCGCCGACCTTGACGATGATCTCCCGCTGCGCCAGCGCATCCAGTGCGGACTGGACCTGGGCAAGCGTTGCGTCGTCCATTTTCACGCTGACGGGCATATCTTGAAGCTCGGCAGCGGCCGACTTGAGATTCAGCATCTCCTGTTTGATGTCGGCGATCTTCTGCTCTGCGCGGCTCTGCTCGATGTCGTTCGCAGCAAGTTCAATATCGCGCAGTTCGCCGATGAAGCCGCCGAAGCCATAGGTGTTCTCGCCTGCGGCTTGCAGATCCTGGAGCATCTTCAGCGCAGCTTGCGCCTGGGCTTGCGCGCCCTCAACGTCGCCGGCTCGCAGTGCTTCACGCGCCCCCACCTTCAGGGCTTGTGCCGCGCCGTAGGATGCTTCGCCACCGGAGTTCATGCCGGCCAGCGCTTCCTGGTAGCGCTGCTCGATCTTCACGCGATCGTCACGGACTTTTTCCAGATCGGCGTTGGCCTTCTTTTCGGCGGCGACCAAATCCTTCGCGGCCTTCTCGGCAGCTGTCACCATGCGCTCTTGCTGGGTTTTCAGTTCGGCGATGTAGGCGTTGCGAGACTTGATCTCTTTTTCCCGCTCCGCCTCTGCTTGAGCGGCGGCAGCGGATGCGGCGGCGCTAAGCTCAGCATTCATGCCGGTCTGCTGCTCGACTATCGCAGCACGGAAGGCGACCAGCGCCTCCCGCTTCGCTTTCAGTTCGTCCTCACTGAACCACATGCCGGCGAGCGTAGTATTAAGCCCGGTACCGGCCAGGCTGCGATCAATGTCGGCAATCTCCTGATCGATCTTATCCAGCTCGGTGACCATTCCAGCCGCATTCGCCGCGACATATCCGATGCGTTTGCCCAAGTCCACAAACTCGGAGGCGCCATCGACCGCTGTACCGGCAAGTGTCGCCAGGGCTGAAGCCAACGCCACCAGGTTATCCACCACTACCGGGTCACTCAGCGTATCGCCCAGGCTGTTGATCGCATCGATCAGCGGCTGAACGTTGGCCTGACCGATCGCCTCGCTCCAGCGATCAGATAGCGCCGTCATGGCGCCGCCGACAGTTTGCGGAAGGCTCTCCGCCTCTGTTCGCAGCACGCCCAGCTGCTCGACCAGCGCGGAAGTCACCACATCGGCAGTCAGCAGACCCTGCGCGGCCATCTCCTTCAAGGATCCGATCGGCACATTGAGCGAGTCGGCCAGTGCCTGCATCAGGCGCGGCGCCTGTTCGGCTACGCTGTTGAATTCATCCCCACGCAGCGCGCCCGCGCCGAGCGCTTGGGCGAACTGGATGACGCCATTTTCGGCTTCCTGGGCGCTGGCACCCGAGACGCGGAACGAGGTGGCCACAGCCTCGGTGACGGCCAGAATATCCTTCTGGCTGCGGCCGGCTTCTTTCAGCGGGCGGCTGATGCGCTGGTACAGGGTCGCCAAGGATTCCAGCGGCGCTTGCGTAGCGACTGCAATCTTGCGCAGCTCGGTTTGTGCAGTGTTGAACTCTTCCTGCGAGCTGGTCGCCAGTTTGAGGCGCGCGTTCATCAGGTTGTACGAATCCGCCGCCGTAGCGATGCCACGAATAGCACCAGTCAAGGCGGAGAACGAGAACGCTGCTACTATGGCCTTGCCGGCCGTAGCCAGCTGCTTGTTCATGCTATTGAGCTGGTTATTGACCTCATCGAACGCTTTCTTCGAATTGTTCTTCCCGTCGATGACAAGCTGTGTCTTGACCGTAGCCATCAGCAGAAGTCCTTCATAAGGCGTTTGAAATCGGCTGGCTTCACGTTTGCCGCTCGCGCGGCAATGAGCGAGACCCGGTTAGCGGCGCGGTCTTCTTTATCGATGGCAGCCAGGAAGGTTTCAATTTGGGGCAGGCTGTAGTCCTGCACTTCCGCGAGGGCGTGACCCGCCCCAATCAGTCGCTGGAGGACTGAGCCCCATTCAGCGCCCTGACCATTGCCGGCAGGGCTTCGCCGAAAAAACTCGAATTGACCCTCACCACCTCGACCAGCAGCTGAACCGATACGGTCGCTGGGAGGCGCCAGAGTTGCCAGCGGTTGAGCGTGGTCGTCACGCGCAGGATCTCCCGCAGCTCCGCGCTGTGCTTTTCGGCGTAGTGGTTGATCTGCTGGACACCGGCCTTGCTGAACAACTCAACCAATGCAGCAGCGCACTTGCCGTAGCGCTCGAAGTGCCGGAGCTTCACCGGCAGGATCTGCACATCACGCCCCATCACCTCGACGGTTACTGGCTCGGGGAAAAGGATGGATAGTTCGGACATGGACTTTCCTATGGGCATAAAAAAAGGGTATTCGGGAAAGGGTGTTGTTAGGCCCTGTCTGAATACCCCTCGATTGGGTAGTTGATTGTGTTGTTAGTCGTCCTCGCGGATGGCTCCGGTCTCCGGCTCCGCGTACAACTGCAAGATGCTGAAAATCGGAACGCCGTAATCCACCAACTCGTCCTCGATGGGCTCGACTGCCATGATTTCCCTGGCCAGGAAAGGTGCCAGCCGCTTAGTTTCCGGCGGCTTCACCTTGTGCTCAAGGGTGAACATGATCTTGGCGCGGAACATCTCAAAGCTCAGGCCGCGCGCGTTACGGTTCACGTCGCGCAGGTAGCGGTTGATCGACTCTGTTAGCGCGTTGGTGTACCGCTGGGGGATGAATTTGAAGTAGTTGAAAATGTACTCACCCCAGTTGGTCATCATGGTCGTGACGACCTTCCAGTCCTTCTCTTGCTCGGCAGGGATGCGTTGACGCCATTCGTCATAGGCTTGCCTGGCTGCATTGTGGGTCTTGCTATTCCAGATGTTGTAGAAGCCTTCCTTGAGGTTGTAGGCGGTGCCTAGCTCGGGGAACTGATCGAACCACGTCTTGATTTTCAGGTGTGCCCAAACGTCCAGGTCACGCCGGCGCATCAGCATTAGCTTGCGGTCGCCTTTCAGGGTGCGCTTCTGCGGAACGGTGAGGCTTCGCTTGATCCGCTTGCGTATCTGGTCCATCGCATCGTTGGCGTACCGAACAACGTGGAACTTATCGACGATGACTGTGGCGTTTGGGAACAGCTCTAGCGACACGTCTTTATACGGATGGAACATGTCCTGGCAGACGATCTGGACCCTGTCCCGGCCACGCATGTTGGAGATGTAGTTGTGGATCACGATCTTCTTGCGGTTAGGCAGAACGTCGATGATCGTCGTCTCTTCCAGGTTGATCAGGACGCACCGGTACTCACCGCCGACAAGCAACTCGTCAATGCCGAGGACTCGCGGAAGCATCGGCCTGTAGCCCGCCTCCTTCTCGGCGCAGTAGTCACGCAAAGCCCGGCGCACCACTGACTCATCCACGCCAAGATCGCGGGCGACCGCTGAGTTCGTGCTGGTCATGGCGTGCTTGATTACGTAGGCATGGCAGCGCTTCGTCATGCGGTGCTTCTCGTCGAATTCCAGCAGAGCCGGCGAGAAGACCTTGCCGCAGGTCTTGCACTTGTAGCGGCGCCGCATGCCCCAGAGCACCGTGCGCTTGCCCCTGATAGGCAGGTCAACGTACTTGGTCAGCTTCCTGGAGAAACGAATCGACTGACCGATAGCGCCGCAGGCGGTGCAGAACTCGGGCGCCGGAAGCTCAACCTTGAACTGCAGATCGTGTTCATCCTCGAGGAATTCCACGATCTCAACTTTGAGCGGGTGAAGTAGGGAAAGCGAATCAGCCACTGACTCGGCCCTGACCTGCGTTGTGTGCCATGGCCTCCCGGCGTTTCTCCAGAGCGATCAGCCGTAGCACGTCCTGATCGGCTTTGCTTACCACATAGTGAACGACGCGCTCTATTGCCTCGGCGGCAACGAGCAGTTCGTCCCTAGCGGGGGCGGGGCCGGCATATGCCAGCTCAACGCGAGTACCAGCCATCGCAACCCCACAGAGATCCGTGAAACGGTCCGGCGGCGGGCCATCATGCCAGTCGGTCATCACTTCGCCTTCAGCATTAATGAGCCGGTGTGCCACAGGCTGCTGCTCGATTTGCTGATGATTTTTTTGCTGTTCCATGTCGCTCTCCGTCGGGATTGGTGAGCCCAGCATAACAACATTTAAAGCCGAAGCTAATACCAATACGTTTTAAGGCTGCGCTTTGCCTGCAACAACACGTAAAACCGATAACCCTAAAAAAACACCCTGCGAGAGCGTAGCCTTCGCAGGGTGTGGGGTGGACATCTCATTAACCCGCCGGAGCTGGTTTGTGTGTTGGGTGGCGGCTTAGTAAATGCCGAGTTCTCGTCTTGCCCTGGGCGAGTTGATCGGAATCACACCTGGATTTTTGCAGGCCGGGCATACCTTCTGGCGGGTGGTCAGACGCCAGATGCTGTAGATGATTCCGGGCACCAGGAAACACAGCCACAGAATGATTTCGATGAGTATCGAGCCGCGCGTATGCGTTTGCCCTTCGCTCGTCGTTCCGCACGCCGGACAGTAGAGGCTGCCATTGCGTTCCGCCCGACCCTGCGCAACAGCTGCGCGAGCGCCCTTCATGCCCTTCGCCAACTTCTCGGCGACCGTGGGTGCTCTGTAACTGGCGAAGTGGGCGCGGCACTTCACGCAATCATCCGGACTGGCCTGCATCTCGCTCATCGTTGGCTCATAGCCGCATTTCGGGCACTGCATCGAATTGCCTCCGTTCAGTTCTTGTGGCCAGACTGGTAACTTGAACGAACACACCCGCGTCTATCGTAGTTAACGCTGGTGACGTCGAGATACTTGTCATTCCAGTAGGTGCTAGTCCCGGCTCCTCGGGCGCCTCCGTCTCGATTCGGCTTGCCGTACATGCTCTCGACATCCTTGCGCGACATGCCAGGCACGATCTCACCGCGGACCTTTGCGGTGCGCAGGTCGCGATCAGACAAGCCAGTATCGCATTCAACTCGCGGAGCACTTCCACCAACCACCGCGACGCCGCGGCGAGGGGCTTGTTGCGGTTGCGGGGCGCCATACTCACCAGCAGCAGCTGACGGGCTTGCATTCACGCGAGGCCGGGCCATTTGAACCGGTGCACTGCTGCCGCTGATCCTGGGGTTATGAGCCCTGACCACATCATCCAGACCGGTGTTGTCCGGACAGTTCTGACCCTTGGTAAACGTAACCTTGCCGGAGGCATCCACGCACTTGAAGATTGTGGCCGCTCCGGCCTGCGATGAAAGCAGCGCCGCCGCCAGGATGAAGCCGAAATAACGCATCAGGTTCCCTCCCCGTTCGGTTTTGGGAACCATATCACGGCGCCATCATCCAAGCCCACTGCCTGCATGAGCATGGATTCGGACGCTTAAGCCACCGCAGTGTTCTGCACTTCCCACTGCCACATGGCGGCCTCACCCTCATCCATGATGTTCGGGTCCGCCAGTAGCTTGATCTGCACGGGGATGACGCCGAACTCGGCGCCCTGGTTGAGCGGGATGCCGCCGTTGAGGGCGATCTTGCAGTAGAAGCATTGGATCCGGCGGCGTTCGCCGTTACCCCCTTCGTTGGTCTGGCCGGTCATCACTCGGTAGAAGCGCTGGCCAGTCGTGAACGGCTTGATGACGTCTACGGTTGGGTAGCTGTAGTCCACGAGGATCGGCAGGCTCGGCAGCTCGCCGGGCGCCGGCGATTCCGCTGCGATGGCAGTGGCCAGCGGGCCGCCTGGGAGGATGCGAATGCCGAACGGACCGACGGCATAGTCGACGTTCCGGGTGTAGGTGGTGGCGCCGTCTTCGCTGGTGACGGCGGTCACTTCCAGTGGGATGTTGGCGAGCATGATGGCCCGATCGATAAAGGCTGCGTGCGCCTCGCCTTCGACCTCGCCACTCGGCACCTGGGTGACGGACCCGTACATGGCGATGGCGGCGGCGCGAGGGCTGAACGAGACGGCCTCGCCAGTGAGGTTGATTTCACTGGTGGAGGTCACGCTATCGAGCGGCGGCAGCCCGATGCGGGTCGGATCAGGAATGGTGATCTCGGAAGTGGTCGGCTCGGCCGTGATGTTCTGCAGCTTGAAGACTTCTTCGAAGATCCAGCCCGGGTAGGCCGAAACGAACAGCGGGCCGCGAAACAGCTGGGTGTAGTTCATCAGACTCATGGGGTTCTCCTGGCCTGCGGCCGTCAGTTGTAGCTTTCGACGTACAGCACGCCGATGGTGAGGGTGATGCTGTGGGTGGTTTCGCCTTCTGTGGCAAAGCGGAATTCGGCCTGGTCTTCGTCCTCGAGCAGACCGGGGAATTTGCGTTCGGGCTGATCCTGGCCAAAGCCGAGGGCGCGCAGGATGTCGACGTGCGCATTCGATAGCTCTGCCTCATCCGCGCTTTTGGCGAACTGGACTTCGATCTCATAGGTGCGCACCCGTGTCGCCTGAAAGCCGGCGACACTCGTCTTGGTGTCTGCCTGGGGGCGAATCAGCGCCAGCGGCATCGGCGCCTTGTCGCGCGGTTTATCGGTGGGGCCATACACGCGCTGGATTTGCGTGAGGTAGCCGCGGGCGGGGTTGATCTGTTCCAGCCGGGCGCGTAGCCCTTTGCTGATTTCGCTCACCTTGCTCATCGAGCCCCCTTGGAAAGTTCTCGGCGCATGCGGCGTTGAAACTCTTGCTCGAGCCGCCGGTTGACCCAGCGGACCGTGGTGACATTGGTGAGGCGTTTGAAAAACCAGGCAACCGACGGTCCCATGGCCGTCATGAGCCCACTGGGGCCCGCGCCGTAGTTGTAGGTAAAACGCCTACCGCGTTTTTTGACGTAACGAGTCACGCTGCTTCGCGTGGCCAGTGGCTGCCGGGCGAAGCTTGATGGGTTCACGAACCCGGCGGCGACCTTGTGCCCTTTGAAGCTGCCGACCAGGATGCGGGCGCGCGTAGCATCAATTGCCTGGTAGCCCCAGCGCCTGTACTCGGTCACGTACACACCGGCCGAGCTCGGGATCAGGCGTGCATCGAATCGCCCCTTCAAGGCATTGACGCGCTTGATGATGATTTTCCTGTTCACCCAACTGCGCCCCTTGAACATGGGAGCGATGTAAGGTGTGTAGCGGCGCTTTCGGGTTTCGGTTGCAGTGGTATCAAGCGAGCCACGCAGAACCGGCTCAACCTTTCGCCCTATCGACTCAAGCTGCCGCTTTGCAGCCTCGAAACCTTCGGGACGCAACCCTATCCTCAGTCCACCGGATCCAGCCATAAGCCCCTCACAACACCGTCATCTGAGTCGTCGGCGTAGGTGCTGACGCTGTAGAGCGCCCCGCCGACCAGCAACTGATCGTCAGGCTGAGGCCGGCCTACCTCGATGAGCGCCACCTCGGCGCGGATGCGGTAGTCAGTGGTCTTGCCCAGTTCATCGCGATAGGGCGCCTCATGTGTCAGGTGCACGCGACAGGGGGCTGGAACGCGCTCGAGTGGCCTGTACTCACCCGGGGTACCGGCCAGCTCGCTGCAGGTGATGACCACCTCGGCGCGCTGGCCCGTGAAGTCCCGGACGTCATCGATGAGCAGCAGCCTGTCGGCGGTGCGCACGTAGCGGCCGGGCCTCAGGCCCTCGTGCCACCAGGCTCTGACGGTAACCTTGGCCGGCGCGCGTAGCCCGCTGGCCGCGGGCGGCTCGGCGCTCTCCTTCGAGCGAATGCCGACCCAGAGCCAGTCGAGAATGCGCGGGCGCAGCTGACCATCCAGCTCAACCAGATCGGCTGGAGTATTGAGATTGCCAGAGCGCATTCAGACCCCCAGGTCGATACGGTACGGATACAGCAGGTTCTGCCAGGTAGGCATGCGCGTGTAGATGGTGCCCACCACTGCCGCCTCGCGGTTGGCATAGAGCTCCGCGGCGCCGATCAGGATCGCCGCGCGCACACTGGCAGGCACCGGAGCGAAAACAGGTTCGCCGACCTCTGGCTGCACCGTGGCAAGCCAGGGAATCGGGCGGTTGAGAAACTGGCTGGCCTGCTCGATTGCGGCATCCAGCTTGAGTTGCAGATCAGCATCCTCATGCGCGTGCCGAATCCGCAGGTGGAGCTTGAGGTCATCGAGGGTTGGCGCGGGCATGGGATGCTTCCTTGGTTACTTAGCCGCCTTGCCGGCGGTGGCCTTGTCGGCAGCGGCTTGGTCAGCAGCAGCCTTGTCAGCAGCAGCCTTCTCAGCAGCGGCCTTTTCGGCCTTCGCATCGATGACCGCGGCGTAGTCCTTCTTGACCAACTGCTTGCCGTGCACGTCGGTGGTCTCGAAGGTTTTACCGGGGTCCACGACAGCACCGCCGATATACAGCGGTTTGAGCGCTTTGAGCTTCATGGGGCGTTCTCCATGGCTGCCGCCTGGCGACGACAGCCATCAGTAGACGGTTCGCCCAGCCTTACGGGGCCGGAACGGTGAAGGTGCCGAAGATGAACGCCTCTGGCCGCTTGACGGCGAGCGCGAGGCGCTCCTCGCAGCGGATCGAGATCATGTTCTTCTCGAAGTCGTCGGCGTTCTCGGTGGAGATCACCACGTTGGCGTCCTCGCGATCGAAGATCTGCGCGCCGGTCTGGAAAGCGCCGGTGAGGAACTTGCCCTGGAAGGCGGCGATTTCGGTCGATACCACCGGCAGGCCCCACAGCGTCGGGCCAACAACGCCCAACGGGTTGCCGATGATGTAACGGCCCAGGCTGTCCTTGGTCAGCTCGATCTTCGCCCAGTCGGTGAAGTGCAGCACATGCCCGCTGGCCGGCAGGCGCGCCAGCTGAGCCTGCAGCATCGCCAAGCGCAGCTCGTCGATCTGGGTCATGTCGGCCGGCGCGAACGCAGCGGAGAACGCGCTGGCCTGCGGCACGATGCCGTCCAGGTGTGCACCGGTACCGTCACCGAACAGAATCTCCTGTTCTTCGGCGTACTTCAGGCCGTAGCGCATTTCCGCATCTACAGTGGACTGGAGCTGCGCGAAGTCGTCGAGGATCTGCTTGGACGCCTTGAACATGTGCGCGACGGTGGTAACCGGCGTGATCTTGGTGTCGAAGCTGATGTTGCTGTACGGCTTGGCGGTGTTCTCCGCAACTACGGCTGCGGCATTGGTGAAGCCGGTCTGCTGCACCCAGAAGATCGCAGGCGAGGTGGTGCGCCCGGTCGCGATGAGGTCGCGAATGAACAGGCGCTGCTTGGGCATGATGTCGATGCCCGGCAGGCGCTGCGGCTCGACCACGCCTTCGGCCACGTCGACGCTGAGCAGCGCGGCGTTCACCGGCACGCTGATGCGGCGGTTGCCCTGGACGCTCTTGGCGAATTCCTTGAGCGCCTCGCTCTTGATGACTTCGGCGCCTACGGTGGTCCGCTGCGACGCGGAGGCCTGCGCAGGAATGCGTGCGAACTCCTGTTCCAGCTCGCCGAGCTGGGCCTTGAGTTGTTTCTCGGCATCGGTCAGCGAGTTGAACTTGAGAGCCAGCTCGTCAACCGTCGCCTTGGTTTCGGCAGACAGGTTGCCAGCCTTCTTGGCTTCATCGAGAGCCGACTCGGCTTTCTTGCTGAAATCGCTGGAGGCACGCTCCAGCTCGGCGCTGACTTTTTTCAGGAGTTCAGCAGTAGAGGAATCAGTCATGGTTTTCTCCGTTTACTGGGTAGCGGCTGCCGTGAAACGCGCCAGGGCGCGCTGCAAGTCGGCGATGGGTTCGGCCAGGTCGGCCGGGGTGTCGGCAGCGTCACGCGTACCGTGGCTGGCAGCGCTGGGCGTACCGGCCTTGAGTTGTTGCAGCAGCGAGCGGCGCTCACTGCGCGGCATACCTTGCTTGGCGAGAATCACGTCGAGCTTGTGCGCGGCGAACTGGCTGCCGCTGCGCGCCTTGGTGGATTCCTTCACGGAGTCGGAAGGCAGCAGCGAGTCAGCAAAGCCCTGTTCGACGGCGGCGCTGCCGTTGATCCAGGTTTCGCCATCCATGAGCTTTTGCATGGCGGCAATGTCATCACCGGTGCGGGTGGCGTAGATGTCGGCCATCGCTTCGTCGAACGGCTCGAGCGTGTCGGCGAAGTCGCGGAAGTCGTGGCGGTTTCCCACGGCTCCAGCCCAGCAGTTGTGGATCATCAGGAAGCCGCTGCGGGCCACCTGAATGGTGTCGCCCGCCATCGCGATGATGGAGGCGGCCGACGCAGCCATGCCAAGCACCCGAACGGTGACGTGGCCCTTGTACTCGCGCAGTACGTTGTAGATGGCCAGGCCTTCGAACATGTCGCCGCCGGGCGAGTTGATGTTTACGGTGACGTCAGCGCCGGCCATCCCTTTGAGAATGCCGGTGATGCGCTTGGCGGTTACGCCCTCGCCGGTCCAGTAGTCGTAGCCGATGGGGTCAAGCACGGAGATCGTGTTTTCTTCATCGTCCGCGGCCGCCAGGATGCTCGGGTTCCAGCGCTCCAGCGCTTGTGGGCGCAGGTCGAACGAGACGCCAGCGCACGGGCGCGCCTCCGGAGCAACCGGAAGATTTCGGATGGTCATTGGTCAGTCTCCAGCTTGGGCGGCAGGCGGGTTCGAGGCGGGTGCGGTGTTGAGCCAATTTTGCAAGGCTGCCCGTGCCTGCTCGCTGTCGGTGCGTTGCTGCCCGAGCTGGTCAAGAGGCATGAGGTTCGATTGCACGGTGTAGACATCCCCGCCAGGGATCAGCGGTTGGTTTTCCAGGCGCGCAACGGTGTTGCGGTTCATCCAGCCGTTTTGCAGGGCGCTGGCATACCACTCGCGCCGTGCAGCCAGATCCGCACGTAGAAGGCCTTCGACGGAGAACTCCGCATAGACGGTTTCCGCCTCGGCCTCTCCGATCAAGCAGCGGATGATTTCCTGCTCGATGTTGTCGAGTAGCGGACGCAGCGTGTTGGTGAGGAACTGAAGGTTCTGGCCCTCGACGCTGCTTGCCCAACTGCTCTGCTTGTCCGTATGGCCAACCATGAACGGCGGTACGCGGAACCAGCGGCAGATTTCCTCGATCTGGAAGGCGCGCGTTTCCAGCATCTGCGCGGCTTCGGGGTTCATGGTGATGCCCTGGTACTTCAGCCCTGCCTCGAGCACCATCAGCTTGCCGGCGTTCTTCGATCCCGCGAAGGCGGCGAGGCTTTGCCGGAGCTGCTCGCGCTGCTCTGGCTTGAGCGCACCGCTTTCGTTGGTGAGCACGCCAGAAGCCTGCAGACCTTGTGCGAACACGCGAGCGGCGGCTTCGTCCGCTGACATGGCAGCGCCCAGCACCTCCCGCCCCGCCTTCACCGGCATGATCCCGCAGACCCCATCCAGGCCGAAGCCACGGATATGCATCAGGCTCTTCTCAGGGATCGGCCGGTCTGCTCCGTTCTCGTTGTAGATGTACTCCAGCCGGCCGTTGGGCTGTCGCTTGACGCGCATGTGCTGCGGCAGCAGCGGGACAAGCGCGACTATGCGGCTGCCGATGAGCTTCTTCTCAACGAACGCATTGCCGCGCAAGGCGAGGCTGGCAACGATCATTAGCATGAAGCGCCCAGGCGTCATTTCGGCATTAGGGCTGATGCACAGCACCCGGTAGAGCGGGTGGTCGGTAGCGACCGTGCGTGAGCCGTCCGGCTGGCGACGGTAGAGCTTTAGCGGCAAGGTGGACACTGTTTCGCTGAGCAAGCGAACGCATGCCCAGACGGTGGACAATTGCAGCGCGGCGTCCACAGTGACGTTCTTGCCGCTGGTGGACTGGCCGAACCACTCCTCCCAGAACGTGCCGGTGGTGAGGCCGATCGGAACGCCCAGCCAGTTGAGCAGGGCACTCTTCACGCGGCCTGGTTTCTTTTCGTTGGCCATCAGACCCCTACCATGATCGGGTTGGAATAGAAGCCATCCGGATCGCCCGGCGGCTCTTCGAATTCAGAGGCGGTCGCGCGGGCTACGGCCATGAGCAACGCCAGGACGCCGTCGATCTTTTCGCTTTCGCGATCCTTGGCGATCTGGCTGAGGCCGTTGAACTTGGAGGTGAGCTTCTTGGCGTTCGAGATCATCCAGTCCATGACCGGGTTTTCTTCGTGCACCAAGTCGCCTGTCAGCACCAGGTTCTCCGTCTCGATAATTGGCGCGGTGAAAGTCGTTGGGTTCTGGCCGATCTCGACCATGGGCACGCCCTTCTCCATGAGCTTCTTGGCGAAGTACGGGGCGAACTTGGGGTCGTAGTCGACCTCCTCCACGGCGAACTCCTGCAGGAAGCCAGGCTTGATCACATTGTCGGGGTCGTTGGGGTCGCGCTGGCCGGCGATGGCGTCGCCGATCACGTCGAAGTCCGTCGCGTTACCTGGCGTGATGTGCAGGTACCCGGCCGCCGCCCACTTGAGGTAGTGCTTGTTCTCCGGGAGGTTGGCCTGGTGCTCGTTCTGGTAGAAGCGCCAGAACGCGAAGTACTTGCCCTCCTCGCGGAACACCAGGCACAGCGCAGCGATGTCGCGGCGCTCGGCGAGGTCGAGCCCGATCCAGCAACGTTTGCCGCGGAAATCCTCAAGCCGCAGCCCCTTGCGCTCACAGCGCCGCCAGTCCGCCAGCGGGAGCCACTTGGCGCCGCCGCTGAGCCAGATGTTCAGGCGCTTGGTCTTGAACTCGGGCTGTTCGGACGGGAGCCGAATGGCGCTGTTACAAGCGTCGCGCAGGCCTTGTTCGTAGACCGAAACGCCGAGGTTCGGGTTGGCCTTTACCCATTCGGTTGGCTCTTGCCACTTATCCGGATCGTCGACGGTGTAGATGATGGCGAGGAACTCGTCGTCATCGAAAACACCCTCGAGCACCTTCTCGGCGTAGCCGTGGAGTTCGAAGCCAGGGCCACGAAGGTTCACGCCGGCCGTGGTGATCATCCACATGAGCCATTGGCGGCGCGCACCAGTACCGGAGCGGATCACGTCAATGATCCCAGCGTCCGGATGGGCGTGAACCTCGTCGAGGATCGCGCCGTGCGGGTTGAGCCCGTCCAGCGACTTGCTGTCGCGACCCAGCGGCTTGAAGGTGTCTGCCTTGCCGCGGATGAACAGCTCGCCGCGCCGATCCGCAATCTTGCGGCGTAAGCCCGGGCTGCTGCCGACCATGCGCACGGCTTCGTCGTGCGTGATCTTGGCCTGATCCATCTTGGTGGCGGCGGTGTAAACCTCCGCTCCGCCCTCGCCGTCGGCGAAGAACAGGTAGAGACCGACTCCGGAGAGCTTGGTGCTCTTGCCGTTCTTGCGTGGTACTTCCTCCCATACACGGCGGAAGCGACGGGTGCCGTCGGCGCGCATCCAGCCGAAGGCCAGCGCGACCCAGAACTGTTGCCATAGCGACGGCACGAACTGATGACCAGCCCACTCGCCTTTCGAGTGGCGCAGGAACAGGAAGAACTCCAGAGCGTGCTGGGCATGGTCCTCACTGAACCAGAGGCCACGCTCGTGGCCATCCTGTAGGTCCCGGTAATGGCGCTCGACGGCCAGGCGCGTCCACTTGCAGACGGGTATTTCGCCGGCCATCACCTGGCGGCCGTAGAGGTCCCAGTCGAAGGTGCGTTCAGTCTTCTCCACCATCAGTCTTGCCGCCCGGAATGGCGCGCAGCCCCATCCGCGCCTTGCGCTGGCGGAACTGCTCGATAGGGTCATCGCCGAACAGATCGCCCTGCGGCGTCATCTGATCGGCCTTGAGCTTCTGGAAGCTGGGGATGGTCAGCGCCGCTTCGGGCAACCACTTGAGCAGCTCGCGCTTGTAGTCGCGTGCGACGTAGTAGGCCTGGTGCGGCTGCTCGTAGCCGTTGGGCGTCTTGACGTAGTAGCTGCCGTTGTTCTCGCGCTTGAGCTTTTCGAGGAACTCTTCCTGCGCGACCCAGTTGCAGAACGTCTTGCATATGACGGTCATCAGTAGACCGTCGGTGCGATGGATCAGCCCGTACTCCTCGAGCGCCGAGGTGACGTGCTCCCAGAGCTTCTTTTCCTTGGCGTTGAGTTTGACCGGCGGGGTCGGAGCCTCGGCGGCGATGGTCTGGGTGGTGGATTCCTCGGCTGAGCCCAGGCCACCCTCAATCACTTTCGGGTATGCATGGTCCATTGGGGTACCTAAAGGGAGGCCAACTTTGACCCCCCCCCCTATTTGAATTTCAGACGTGCGCGAAACTTGGCTCCCCCCGTCGTTCGGAGGTCAGATTCTGGGAGGTTTTGACCCACCTACCCCTCCGGGTCAGTCCCGGCCGGTTCGGTCGTGGCGGCGCTTGTTGTCGTGGCGACGACACAGCCCGCGCACGTTGTCCTCGTCGAGGCCAAGGTCCGGCCGTTCCTTGAAGGGCTTGATGTGGTCGACCACCACTGCCGGGACGATGTCGCCCTCTTCCTCACAGTCGACGCACAGCGGATGCATGATCAGGTAGTGATCGCGAAAGCGGCGCCAGGCAACAGTGCTGTAGAACTTGTCGGACTCATCACGCCGCCGGTTGTACCGCTTGTGGGTCTGCTGCCGCATCGCAGCGCGGCGCTCATCGGCCTGCGCCTGATGGGTCGGGCAATAGCTGCCAGTACCAACCAGAACACCGCACCCCGGATGGCAGCACGGACGCGGCGCGTGATTACTCATCGCCGCCTCACTGGGCTCAACGCAGCCCGCCTATCCTGCTGCCGCCGCTCCACGCCATCCCAGCCACCCGGCCGGAACGCGCCAGCCAGGTTGCCGCCGCTCTGCCACACCGCCCAGGCGAACACCGCCAGCAGCACCACCAGCGGCCAGGCCATGGCAGGCACGCGCAGCTCGCCGGTCAGGATGTAGATCACAGCAGCGCCAGCGCAGCCCATCACCAGCATGGCCAGGCACGACACACCCCGCCGAAACCGGGAGGCGCCGCGGCGATAGGTGAACAGCCGCACGAACAGCACCAGGCAGATGAGGAACGTCACCTGCGTCAACAGAGCACTAACCATCCGCGCCTCCGTCACTGATCGATGGCACACCACGCCGGCGGATCGCAGCCAGCGCCAGCGTCACCACCAGCACCGCTGCACCGAACGCCGCCGGGCCGGGATAGGCGAACGGGCGAAAGCCCCAGAACTCCGCGTCCACGATGGCCGGCGCAAACTGGTAACCCATCACCGCCGACACCAGGAAGAACAACAGCCGCTTCCAGATCGGCAGATCATGCGTCGTCGTCACATACACCAGCGCACCCAGCAGCGCGCCGACAGCCGCATCGCCGTTCACGCCAGCCATGAATCCAGCCAGGCCGGCACCGGCCGCACCTGCCACCACAACGCCTGCCGTGGTGCTCGTTGGCTCAGCCATGCAACGCCTCCAGCGGCACAAATGAAAAAGGCCCACCGTTTCGGGTGAGCCTTGGAATGGGTGCCCTCTTGCGAGGGCTGGCCTGCCGGGGGAACAGGCCGCGACACAGCACGTCGCTCGGCGGTTATCGCTGCGGGCGCAGCTCTACAACCATGGGCACTTTCTACAGCCGACATGCAACGCCCGCAACCGCCGATTTTTGCAAACGCTGTTCAACACGGTTGAACACACTTGAGCACGGTTTAACGCTGTTCGCGCCAAACCATCCCGACGAACGGTCATCCAGCGGCGCCGACTTTCCGCAACTCCGCCGCCGCCTTAACGGCCCGCGCAGCAGCCTTGCGATCGGCCACCCGCTTGCGCTCCGCCCGTGCGTTCTCCCGCGCCACGTCCCGCGCCGCTCGTGCCCGCTTCACCGCAGCCGCATGCGCATCCGTGCCCCGCTCGGCCGATTGCAGCCTGGCCAGCGCCACCGGCCACTCCGCCTGCAGCTCCGCATGTAGCTCGTCCACCTGGGCGCGATACGTCCGCATCGAGATACCCAGCCGCGCACACTGCGCCGCCACGGCCACCGCCTGCGGCCCCTGGCAGTAGCGCACATGGGCCAGCCGCTGCAGCACACGCCCACGCGATCCGAGGCCCAGCGGCGCATCCTTCGCCATTCCATCCAGCGCCATGCTCACCGCTTGGCTGGCACGGCTGATCGCCACCGCGCACTCCACCAGCGACAGGCAGCGATGCCCGCCCACACCGCCCGGCGCATCGTCACCCATACGCCCCAGCGGCGAGGCGATGGCCACATCCAGAGCGGGGTTCACAACCTCACGGCCCCACGCCTGCAACAGCACCTCCATGGCCTCGATCATGCTCTGCCCCCCAACCCGACACAAAACCCGCAACCCAACACAAACCCAACACACTCAAAACCCTTATAAATCAATGCATTCAAAGCAACTGTGTTAGGTGTGTTGGGTTTGTTGGGTTTTTCGGTCCTCGCGTAGCAATTTTTTCCTTCCGCATCAGCCCCGTTCAGAGGCTGCAACAAAACACACGCACGCGCGCGCGCGACATCAAACCCAACACACCCCGCACAGCCCGCGCAAAGCCGCGCCGTTGCTGGCCTCGCGCTGTGCCGGGTGCGCAAACCAAACCCAACACAACCCAACACACCCAACACACTTTTCGCCATTCTCATGCTGCAGCCCCCTTCAAATGGTCCCAGCCGTCCACATCCCAGCCCGCCAATTTCGCACTCGCCCGCCAGGCCGCCACATGCTGGCCAAGCGCAGCAGCGCTCATAGATGGGGGCAGGGAAGAGTCCGGGTCACTGGGAAAGAAGAACGCCCCGAAGCGCCGGTTCGCACCCTCCGTCCAGGGGATCGACCGCGTCTTCTCCACCTCGGAGCTGATGAACAGGCTGAACTTCGTCTGGCTCATCGCATGCTCGCGATTGCGCTGGCACCACTCGAGGAACAGCGCATAGAGGTCCGTCGATAGGCACGCGCCCCACAGCTTCTGCCCCAGCTCCCCGTGCTGCCACTGATGGAGGAACGTCTGCCAGCCAGCCCGCGAAAGCGCCACCAGCCGCCGCCGCGCCTCGGTATGTGGCGGCCGCGTGCGCTCGTTGAAGTCACCCATGTCCACATCCAGCAGCCAGCCATAAAGGGCAGCCACGCCACCGTTCGCCAGCTCCGCGCCGATCGCCCGCTGCCGTTCCTCCGGCAACGTCTCCAAAGGCCACATCACCAGAAAGCGTCGGTCAGACTCACTGATCGGCCACGGCAGGATCTCGTTCGAGAGGAACACCGCATTCATATGGTTGGCTTCCTCCCAACCATTGATGAACTTCGATTCCATCCGCACCGTCTTGCCGGTGATCAGATGCTTGATCTTGCCAACCTGGTTGTAACGCTGGTCGCGGCTCACGACTTCCTCGAACACCGCCCACAGCTTCCGGCTCTGCCACGCGTTGAAGTTCGACTCCAGCTGCGTCTGCCCTACCGTCGCCGCATAGGGCCCATACAGCGCCCCGAAGGTATCGGCGAACAGCAGGCTCTTGCCCGAGCCCTCCATTACCGAATGCATCAGCACCGCCGTGTCCAGCTTCGCGCCTGGGTGCTGCAGCGGAAAGGCCAGCCACTTCACCAGCCAATCCAGCGGCTCCGCCTCGTGGTTGCACAGGAACGAGATCAGCCAGCGCAGGTTCTCGCACGCAGCGTCATCGCGCACAGGCTCCAGCGGCAGCCCCTCGAACGTGTTGATGTACACGGCCGGGTCCTTCGTCATCGTCGGGTCGAACACGATGTGGTCCACATCCACCGTGCGGCGCTCGGCCGAGTTCAGCCACAGCGCGTAGGCATCGCCTAGCGCCATCTTCACCGCGCCTTCTGGGATGCGCCGCTTCTTCTCGCGGTCCCACACATCCTTCGTCCCGTCGATGTACACATACCGGTCAATGGGCGTCATCCCAAGCGCCGTGGCCTTCTTGCCCGCCATCCGGCGCGCCTGCTCCAGCTCGCGCACCGTATCCGCGCCGATCAGCTTCTTGGCCACGTCATCTGCCCAGGCCTTCGCCAGCGGCTTCGTCACCAGCGCCTCGAACGCGGTCTTCTTCATCACCGCTTTCTTGTCCTGGTCCCAGACGTGCGTGGTGCCTTCCACCAACGCAAACCGCCGCAGGACCTGCTCCGCTGTAAAGCCCACCCCCTGCCCCCCGTTGTCGGAGGAGCCGGCCGGCGCAGCGGCTTCGTCAGCGGATGGGGTCGGGGAAGGCGTGCCAGCGGCAACAGCCGCGTCGAGCTGCTGCGCTACTGCCTCTAGCCCCCACGCCACATGCACATCGTTCCAGTCCTGCCCTGCCCCGCCTTCGGCCGGCTGGGTCGGGAAGGCAGCAATGCCACCCACCTCACCCGCCGCCGCTTCCGCCTTCTTGCGGCCCGGGTTGCCCGGCTTCGTCGGGTCATCGTCACCGGCCACCACCAGCAGGGCATCCGGGCATTGCGCCGCCAGGTCACGCGCCACCGCCGGCATGTTGCCGGAGTCCAGCGCCATCGCCACCGGCCAGCCCTTCGCCATATGCACGCTCGCCGCCGTTGCGTAGCCCTCGGCCTCGCCGATCACCGTCGCCCCGTCCAGCTCGCCCAGCACATGCCGGCAACCCGCCTTGCGCCCGTACTTCGGGAACAGCTTCGTCCCCTGCTCGTTGATCGCCTGCAGGCTCCACAGCTTCCCCGCCGCATCGCGCAGCGGAATGGCAATGCTGCCCGCCTTGAACATCAGGAAGCTGATCGAATCAGGCCGCGGCTTCGGCAGGTTGGCGAAGAACTCGCGCGTCTCGCTTCCCACCCACACATCGCAGCGCTGCCGCTCGTCATCGATGGAAAGCACAACCGTGTAATGGAAGTAGCCAACGCCAAAAGCCCCCACCTGCTTGCGTTCCAGGTAGGGGCTTTCGCCGTGCGGCTTGCAGTGCTTCGTCCAGATCACCTCGCAGGCAGCGGCCACGGCTTCGCGCATCACCTGCGCCCTCTCCGCGTCCGCCTCGATCTCCGCCTGCCGCATTGCCCGCCGCGCTTCCGCCTCGGCATTCAGCCGGCGCTTCTCCTCGGCGGTGATCGGCTCCCGGCGTGGCCGCCAGCCGTTGTCCTTCGCCAGCTTGATCACCGTGCCCATGCCCGTACCCGCCTTCCGGAACGAGCGCCACACCGTCTTCGCATCCGCCGTGCTGTAGCTGTCAGCACCTGCACTCCAGGTATCCCAGGCATCGAACCCGTTACTGCCGAACTCCGCCTTGATGCCCATGCCCACCAGCAACCAGGTGTCTCGGTCATCGGCGGGGATGTACTGCAGCAGCTCGGGGAGATCGGCCAAGGTGAGAGGTAGGCGTTCAGACATAGCCCCTCCCGCTAGCTTGTTCAGGCATCAACAGCGGAGCACAATCGAAGCGTCTAAGTAGAGGGATCTCACGATGGTCGAATACGTACAGCGCCTCCAGTGTCCTTATTGCCAAACCCAAGCAGTGCTTTTCTCGGGCAATAGCCGTATGAAGACCAAAGCCGGCGTCTTCGTTGTTCTTACTTGCGGCTACTGCGAAGAGCCCGTGATTTCCAGGCTCAATCCCGCATGCGATGAATACTTGATGTTTGAGACATGGAATGGTCCATACGACCTCAACGACGACAGCTCGCCAGTATTTTCGCTTGGTACGATTCCCGAGCTTGCAGCCATCGTTGCGCCTGCGGATTGCCCACCGCGGATCGCCAAAGCCTTCGAGCAAGCTGTCTTCAACTTGCGCCAAGGCCATTACGAAACTTGCGTCATTCTTTGCGGCCGAGCCTTGGATCTCGCGACAAAAGGGATGGATGAAACCTGGAAACTTGAGCGAAGGCTCGCCAAGCTGGCAAGCGAGAACCGTATTACGCCTGCCATGGCTGAATGGGCGACGGAGATTCGGCTGGATCGGAACGTAGCCGCGCATGAAGAGCACGACTTTACAAAAGAAAGCGTTGAAGAAATCCTCGGTTTTACGGAGGCCTTTCTCAATTATCTGTATACGTTGCCTGCTCTGATCGCGAGCCGAAGAGCTGTTCGGGAAGTTGAGGATCTCATCAGCTAGTAAGACATTTTTATCCATGGCGCTGCTCCTCCATGGCCTGCTCAGCGCCGGCCACGATCCCGAGAATCTCGCTGATCATCCGGTTCGCATGGCCGCGCAGGGTTTCGACCTCGTGCGCCTCCCATACGTTGTCCGCCGCGCCGTCATGCAGGCTGCCCACGAACTCGCCTTCGGCCTGCAGCAGCTTGCCCAGCGCCTTCAGCGCATCGCGCGTGGCCGGTACCGGCGTCGGCTTGAAGCTCACCACCCCATACACCTGCTCGAACCACGCCAGCACGGCCGGACCCTGCACGAGCGCAATCACGCGCTCGACATCGTCCGCATGCAGGTGGTGGTCAGGGTAGGAACAGGAAAGGCGCTTCTGAAACGGGCCATACGGCTCTTCCAGAATGGCGCAAACGGCCTTGTGGCCCCCACGGATCGCCTCGCGGGCGTCTTTATCGATAGCCGCTTCCAGAGTGGTAAGCGGCCCGTGTTCAAGCGTAGTAGCGCGCATTGGTAGTAAACCCCGCTGGCTACCATAGCCATAGGCCAGGGCAACGCCCTATCCTATGGCCACAGCAGCAAAAACCCCGGTCGTATACGTGCTGTGTCCACCGGGGTTGCTGTTGAGGGAGTCAGGGGTGGTACCCGTCTCCCGGACCGCTGGGTCAAGGCCGCTTTACTTTGGTGAGTGGGCGCCTTGATTCCAGCCTCTACATCCACCTGCCGCCATGGCGTCAGGTTTGTTGCTCCTGGCCCTTGGGCCTGCCGGCTCCGGTCTGCTGGTGAGGCTCCCGGAGCCGGCCCCCGCCGCCTGAATCCTTGTGCTGTATCCCGGCGGGGTTGAAATGGTTACGCGGCTCGCTTCTTGCGCGATCCGACCGCTCGTATTTCGACCGCTTGATAGGTGCCGTCGCCGCAATCTCGGACACGGATGTCCCGCCTGGAATTGAGCATTTGCGAAACAGCCCCCTGAGTAACGCCCAAGATTTCAGCGATTTGGGGCTGCGTTCTGCCCTGGGCGAAATCCTTAAGGGTGACTCCAAGGTAATCGTTCATGACCTGATGTCCGTTTGTGACCTGAGCGGATATTAGCTGTCCGAATTTATTCGCGCAAGAAGGAATTAGCGTGTGGAATATGATTTTAGAAGCCCGGCTAATATGCTGGCGCCCATGAAGACCATCCCAAATCACATTGCTGATGAAGCCGCACGCTTGAAGCAGTGCTATGAGCGCTGGAAGCAAGTGGCTCCTAAAGATCGAACGCAGGCCGTATTAGCCGAGGAACTCGGCTGGCAGTCGCAGGGTACGGTGAGCCAGTACATGACGGGCCGCCTTGAGCTGAACCTTGAGGCGTTGCTCAGATTCGCATCGGTCCTCGCCTTCAATCCGCGCGAGGTGAGCCCCCGATTGGTCGATGAGTACTTTCCAAATGGATTCGTATCCAAAGGCACCATGAACATCATCGAAGGTGAGCTTCAGCAAGCATCGCCAAAGGCTTCTAGGCGGCTGCCAGTTATAGGGAGCGTCCAGGCCGGCTCATTTTGTGAAGCGAATGATCTATTCGAGCCGGGTGATGCTGAGGAGTGGATGGATTCATACGGCCCCGCTGGCCCTCACGCTTTTATCCTCAAGGTCGAAGGCTTCAGCATGGATCCGGATTTTCGACCAGGCGACAAAGTCGTCATCGATCCTGACGCGCAATGGTCCGCTGGAGATTTCGTGATAGCGAAGCGCGCAAGCGATCAAGCCGTCACTCTCAAGCAGATCCGATGCGAGGGAGAGCACTATTACCTTTTCGCCACCAACCCCGCCTGGCCTGATCGCATCATTCGAATGGACGAGGAATGGCATATCTGCGGCCGAGTGCGAAGAAAAATTGTCGAGTACTGATTTTCTACAGATCGTTAACCAGGACGGGGCAGAATGATAATTGACGAACGCCACCTACTAAACGGGCCACCTCTGCGCCTAAATGACCTCGTGGCCTTCTTACGCAGTTCAGGCAGGACCGAGAAATGCCCATTCTGTAGTTATGACGGTGACTGGGATATTCATGTCGAGCTGACTGATGGCGAATATGCTCCAAACCCGCCGCTATCGGTATTCATGGCCGACTCAAAGAACGAACCGGACGCGCCTCACCGATGCGCCGCTATGACCTGTCCTCAGTGCGGCCACTTTTCGATGATTAGCGAGTATCGAATCCGTCTGCATCTTGCTTGCAAGGGGCCTGTTAATGGGTGAGTTGATCCGACCAGCGAGCTGGACAAAAAACGGCAACGGAACAGATACTGGAGGCACACCCCCAGGAGGTGACAACATGGAAGCCCGTGTAGCCCGCCTTGAAACGCATATCGAGTACATACGCCGCGATCTCGACGAGGTTCTCGTCGACGTCAAGTCGATCAAGAGCCGGATGGCCTATTTCGCAGGGGCAGGTGTCGTCCTGCTCGGCATTTTTGCTTGGATAGCCAATAACCGCTTTGATCAGCTGGTCGAGCTACTTGCCAAGTAACACGAGAACCAATGCATACAACCCGCTTCGGCGGGTTTTTTATTGCCTGAACGGCGAGACTCATCAGCTGCACGATCAGCCGCACAACTTTATTCGCTGGGCTATTGCCATAATAAATTGGCTGAGCTAATGTCTCCACGTACCCACTCACCACGGGATCGCGACAATGGACACAGCACAGCACAGCAGCACCCGCTGCCCGGTCTTTCTGCACCCGGCAGCGGCATCCAACCCTTTCACCGTACGCCGCATCGAACGTGAAACCGGCCTGACCGCTCACGTCACCCTGCGCACCGCTCAACTCAAGCGCCACACCCGCCCCACCTTCGAGGACTTCGGCCCGTTCGGAGGGGATTGCGCATGAGCACCTTCTCCCTCACCAGAGGCAGCGAAGCCGCCCTTGGCATGCTCGCCAGCCAGGCCGGCACCGAAACCCTGCTGCTCACCCAGCCCGCCCGCGAGCTGCGCGCCGAGCTGAGCATCGAGCCCTTCACCAGTGACAGCGGAGATCAGCTGCTGGCCGTGCTGTTCATGCGCGAGCAGCGCCACAGCATGACCCTCCAGCGCAACGACGGCGCCAACGTCCAGCACCTGGCCGATTGGGTCGAGGCCGCCGCCAACGGCACGCTGGATACGGCAGAGGCCATTCCGCAGCGAGCATCACCTGCGCCGCTGCTGCCGTGCAGCAAGTGCAACGGGGCAGCAATCGGCTACGACTACTCGCCTTCCGGGAGCGCATTTATCCACGGGGTGAGGTGCCGCCATCGCACCTGCCAGGCGGTCGAAGGCGCTGATACCGAGGCCGAAGCGCACGATGCTTGGAACGCCCTCCAGCTCGAACAGCTTGCAGACCCTAGCGACCTGCAAGCAGCGACCTCTGCATTCAAGGCTGCCGCCCGCGAACTGAACGCGCACGCCGACATGGTCAACCACCCGCCGCACTACAACAGCCACCCGAGCGGTGTGGAGTGCATCGAGGTCGCAGAGCTGCTGCCCTTCACGCTGGGTAACGCGTTCAAGTACGTGTTCAGGCATCGCCAGAAAGGCGGCTTAGAGGACCTGCGCAAGGCTCATTGGTATCTGGAGCGCATCGAGCCTGGCGCTACACCACTCTATGTAGCCGAGGAGAACCTGCTGGTAGCCGGCACGCTCGCACGGCGCATTGCCGCGCACGAATCCTACGCGCTCGGCGGTTGCTTGGTGGCAATCGCACTGGCTGAGATCGAGCACGCCCGTGAACTGCTCGGCGATCTGCTCCGCGCAGCCTGAGGCCCGCCGCTATGAACCGTGACCTTAAACAAGCCGCCGCTGTACTCGGTATCGGCCCACGCAAGCTGCGCCGGCGTCTTCGCGAAATAGGCGTGATCGACCACGAAGGCACCCTGGCGCCCGCGTACCGCGACAAGGGCCACCTATACATCGACACCCGCAGCCGCTGGAACCCGGCCATCAAAAGCTACACGCACTACGGCGTCGTCATGGCCACCGAGGCCGGCATCGCCTGGCTGGCCGATCAGCTGGAGATCACCGTCACCAAGAAGGACGCCGCCGCATGACCACCTCAGCCACTCAACACGCGATCGGCGCGCTCAAGCTCACCAGCCTGCATCTGGACCATCCAACGGTGGTACCCGCGAAAGTGCTGCGCGGCGCCTGCTCTGAGGCCATCGCCCACCTGCAAACCAACCAGCCCCACGCGGACGACCTCGGCCGTCTCTGGTGCGCCCTGTTCGCCGTGCTGCCGGCAGGCTACCTGCCGCACGTCACGCTCACCCCGGAGCAGGCCGCACCGTTCGCCTGCGTCATCACAGACGGCACCGGCAGCGTGGTCGACCGGCAGGCCGGCAAGACCATCGAAGGCATCACCGAACTGATCCGCCTACGCCTCCCGGCGGGGCGCGGGGAGGTGCTGCCATGAAGCCACAACCGCAAACCACGCTCGACACCCTGCGCAGCCGCTACCCCGGCAACTACATCACTGCCGAGCAGCTGCTCGCAGACCACCTGCCGCACATCACCACGGTCAAGCACCTGCGCCGCAAAGTCCGCGAAGGCCAGCTCAACCTCAAGATCCGGCAGCTCGACCCCAGCTCCAACCGCAGCCCCTGGGTCATCTACCTACACGATCTGGCCGATTGGCTGGATCAAACCGCCGCCGCCCAAGCGGCATAACCCGCCCCCACCAAGGGCAACCAAAGAGGCACAGCACGCCATGAAACCCACCGATACCAGCGAGTTCATCAATTCCCTCAACGCCAGCGTATTCGCGCAGCAGGTCGGCCGCGCGCTCTCCGACGTCGCCGCCGGTGTGGTCGACCACGGCAAGCCCGGCGAGGTAACGCTCAAGTTCAAGCTCAAGCAGATCGGCCAGAGCAACCAGGTCACCGTCAGCCACACGCTGGACTTCGTGCAACCCACCAAGCGAGGCAAGAAGCGCGAGGACACCTCCCTCGACACGCCCATGTACGTCACCGAGAACGGTCTTGAGCTGTTCCAGACGAGCCCGACCGACCAGATGTTCACCCGCGAGGAAGCGCCGGTTAAAGCCCGCGAAGTCTGAGCCGCATCACCAAGCCCCACTCACCAAAAGGAAGACACAGCATGTCGCTGAGCAAAGAAGCCATCCAACACATCGAGTCCCAGGCCGTGATCGCGGCAGCCAAGCCGATCACCATTGCGGACGGCACCACCGTAGCGGTACTGCCAGAGGGCATTCGTCTGCAGCCGCTGGAAGCATTCCAGCCGATGCGCGACCGCTTCCGCGGAACCATGGCTACCCACTCCCTGCAGGACTTCATCAAGTACACCGAGAGCCATGACGTGGTGGATGACAACTCACCGGCCAAGGCGCTCGGCTTCATCGACCAGGACGCCATGCGCGCCACCGTCATCTTCAACCTGGGCGAACCCGGCGCCGCCGGCCACGGCGATGACGTAGCCGTGCTCACCCTCAAGCCCACCGCTGCCTATTCCGCACTCCAGAGCGTGATCGGCCGGGCGCTCAGCCAGAAGGAACTCGCCGAATGGCTGGAGGACTGGCTGCCCAACCTCGAGGCGCAAGACGGCGAGACGACCCTGCAGATGCTGCAGGCCATCAACGCCGTGCGCCGCATGGTCATCAAGGCCACCAGCCAGCGCGACAGCAACGTGGGCGACTTCTCCGCCAGCCGCTCGGCCATGGACGAGATCGAGGCCAAGAGCCAGGACACCCTGCCCTCCGCCTTCATCTTCACCACCGTGCCGTTCGAAGGGCTCGACGTGGCCGACATCAAGCTCCGCCTGTCCGTCATCACCGGCCGCGACGAGCCACTCCTGAAACTCCGGTGGGTCGGGGAGGAAGCCCAGCGCGAAGCCTTCGCCCAGGAATTCAAGGACGTGCTCGAGCAGGAAGTCGGCGGCCTGGTGCCGCTCACCATCGGCACCTTCTCCCTCGGCAAGTAACAGCAACCACCACCCCGCCGGCCTCACCAGCCGGCGGACACCGACACAGGGGACACAGCACATGAACTTCACCACCTATCAGATCATGGCCTTCATCGGCGCCATTGCCGGCATGGCCATCGTATTCGGCCTGGGTTTCATCGAAGGCCGCCGCGCCGTGCGCAAGGACTGGCAACAGTACGCAAATGACGCCAGCCACCAGGCAGAGCAGCTGCGCGCCACCCTGCACAAGGTGCGCCACGACCTCGACATTTGCCGCCACAACGCCGCCCAGGCCATCGAGGCCATGACCGAAGAGCGCGACCGCCACGCCGAACAGGCCACTACCCTGCAGCTGCGCCTCACCACCGCCCAGGAACGCATCGCCGACCTCACCCCGCTGACGCTCACCGCCGAAGACATCACCTCACTGCGCATCGTCAACAAACAGCTGCTGGTCGCCGCGCAAACCTACGCCGGCCTCAACCTGCTGGACCAGGCACGCTTCGCCAGCACCGCTTGCGAACGCCTCGGCCTGGTGATTGACCGTGTTGCCGCCGCGATCCCTGGCGAGCCAGCACAGCAGGAGGCCGCAGCATGAAAACCCTCTGCATTTACCACGGCAACTGCGCCGATGGCTTCGGCGCCGCATGGGTCGTGCGCTACGCTCTGGGCGCCGATAACGTCGATTTTCACGCCGGGCACTACGGCAAACCAGCGCCGGATGTCGAAGGTCGCGACGTGATCATCGTGGACTTCTCCTACTCCTACGAGCTGCTCACCCTGCTCAGCCAGCAGGCGCGCTCGATCCTGATCATCGACCACCACAAAACCGCAGCCGAAGCCCTCGCGCAGCTGCCCACAGCTCCCGCCACCTATCAGGCATGGGTCAGCTCAGGGCGGCGCGTGGGCACCGTCTTCGACATGGAGCGCAGCGGCGCAGGCCTAACGTGGGACTACCTCATGGCCAACCAGCCGCGCCCTGCCCTCATCAACCACATCGAGGACCGCGACCTCTGGCGCTTCGCACTCGACGGCACCCGCGAGATTCAGGCCAACCTGTTCAGCCACCCCTACGACTTCGACATATGGGACGGGCTGATGTGGCGGCCGATAAGCGCCTCCATCGCCGATGGCACCGCCATTGAACGCAAACACCACAAGGATGTTGCCGAACTGGTTGCAGGCAGCAGACGCCGAATGAACATTGGCGGCCATGACGTGCCCGTAGCAAACCTGCCTTATATCCACTCCAGCGACGCCGGCCACCTGATGGCACGGGGCGAGCCCTTCGCCGCCTGCTACCACGACACCACAGACGGCCGTTACTTCTCCCTGCGCAGCAGCGATGCCGGCATGGACGTGGGCGAGATTGCCAAGCTGTATGGCGGCGGCGGCCACCGCAACGCGGCGGGCTTCAAAGTGCCGTTCGATCATGAGTTGGCGACGGGCTACGTCCAGCCGACGCTGGATAGCACCGAAGAGCCGCACCGCACCGAGGCTGCTTTCAACGCAGTGATCAGCTACATGCTCGGCGAGGGTCGATGGGAAGAACCCATGGAGTTTCTGCGCCTGTGGAACGAAGGTGACTTTGACGCCTTGCGAGCAGAGTGGCCAGACGCCCCGCCGGCCATCTACTACGCCGACCCACTGGTCGACCACGCAGCGATTGACGCAGCACTTGACCGCGCTGACGAGGTATTAGCATGACCTGGATACTCACCCGCACCGGCCGGCGCTTTGATCTGCTCCAGCCCTGCCCATCACAAGTGTTCGTGCTCGACATCGCCCACGCCCTGGCGCACCTGTGCCGCTTCAATGGCCACGCCAGCCGGCACTACTCGGTAGCCCAGCACAGCCTGGTGGTCGCCAGCATCGTACCGGCTGAGCACAAGCTCGCCGCCCTGCTGCACGACGCAACCGAAGCCTACGTCGGCGACATGGTCCGCCCACTCAAGCAGGTAATGCCCGAGTACAAACAGATCGAGCAGCGCATCTGGCTCGCCATCTGCGAGCGCTTCGACATCGCCCCGGAACTGCCCGAGTGCGTGCGCGAGGCCGACATGATCGCCCTGGCAACCGAACGCGCCCAGCTCATGCCCGATCACCCGGGCGAATGGGAATGCCTGGCCGGCATCACCCCGCTGAGTCTGCCGCTGGATACCTGGACACCTTCCAAGGCCGCTATCCGCTACCAGGACAGCCTACTGGCAATCCTGCAATCCACCCACCGCACCCGCAGCACCTGGGAGCGGGTCGACGAAGCGCACGCAGGCCAGCCTGCGCCGCAGTGCATGTGAGGGAATGGCCATGAGCGAAGAACTGAAGCCGTGCCCGTTTTGTGGGCAACAAGATGCGTTCGTCGAGCAGCTGGATTCGGATGCCTCGGTGGTCATCTGCCAGGGCATGGTTGACGAGAACAGCGCCTGCCTATCGCGCGGGCCGGTCGGCGTCCAGCAAAGCGATATGGAAGACCAGCCAGGCAGGGAGGCAGCCATCGCGGAATGGAACCGCCGTGCCCAGCCCGCAGAGGCGGAAGGGGTGGAGGTGGTTGCGTTCCAAGTTCGCCGGACAGCATGGGGGACCACCTCGAACCTGTATACGGAGAAATTGCCGTTCGTGCCGGGTGAAGGTGTGACGCAGTACTCGGAGCCGGCAGCCCTGATCCGACAATCCGATCACCTCGCCGCCCTTTCAGCCGTGACCGCCGAGCGGGATAGGCTGCAGAAGAAATGGGCACGAGTAGAGTCCGAGCGCGACAAGCTCCGCGCCGAGGTCGAGGGGCTGCGGAAGGACAAGGCGCGCCTTGATGCCATTGAGCAAGAGTGCTGGGACGTGCGGTTTCTCAGCAGCCCGAATGGCGACGCGGGAGACAGCAGTATCAGCATAGAGATTGTCGGGCACTTCATGGCTGAGCCGTGCGAGCGTGTGGTAGGTGAGAACTACCACGAGAACCTTCGCGCCGCGCTGGATCAGGCGATGACCGCAGAAACGTATCCACCGGCGCGACCGGAGTACGACGAGTGGGGGCGACCGGTGCGCGCCGCCATGGCTGCGAAGGGGGCGTGATGCAACCAGGCCGCCGCCCAGCCACACGGACAAAAGTCCCCGGCACGCTGCAGATGGGCCTTATGAAGGGCACCTGCGACATCTGCAAGCGCCACCGCCTCGTTGGCAACCACACCGCCTGTTCCCGCCAGCGACAGGCCAAATACCGACACCTCTGGGAGGCGCCCAACCAAGGCGCCTGAACAACACCTGCCGCCTCACCAGCGGCAGCAGCACGGACACAGCACATATGAAGAGCCTCTTTCGCATCCACCCCCAGGCCGGCATGAACTTCCACGGTCTGATCATCGACAACTTCGCCGGCGGCGGCGGTGCTTCCACCGGTATCGAACTCGGCCTCGGCCGGACAGTGGATATCGCAGTCAACCACGACCCTGAGGCGGTGGCCATGCACGACATCAACCACCCGCACACCAGGCACTTCTGTGAATCAGTGTGGGAAGTCGACCCGCGCGTGATCGCAGACGGCAAGCCTGTTGACCTGGCGTGGTTCAGCCCCGACTGCAAGCACTTCAGCAAAGCCAAGGGTGGCGCACCGGTCAAGAAGGAGATCCGCGGACTCGCCTGGGTCGCCATCCGCTACGCCGCCACGGTCAAGCCGAACGTCATCATGCTGGAGAACGTCGAGGAGTTCGTGACCTGGGGCCCGCTGGCCACCGACGGACGCCCCTGCCCGAAGAACAAAGGCCGCACCTTCGCCAGCTTCACCAACGCCCTGAAGCGCCTCGGCTACCAGGTGGACTGGCGCGAGCTGCGTGCCTGCGACTACGGCGCGCCAACTATCCGCAAGCGCCTGTTCCTGATCGCCCGCCGCGACGGCCAGCCCATCGTCTGGCCGGAGCCCACCCACGGCGACCCGGCGAGCGAGGCCGTCAAGGCCAAGCGCCTCAAGCCCTGGCGCACCGCTGCGGAAATCATCGACTGGTCCCTACCGTGCCCCTCGATATTCAAGCGCAAGAAGCCACTGGCCGAAAACACCCTGCGCCGAATCGCCCGGGGTATTCAGCGCTATGTGCTGGATTCGTCCGATCCATTCCTGGTCAAGGTCAACCACGGTTACGACTACTTCCGGGGCCAGCCGCTGGACGAGCCCCTGCAAACCATCACCAGCAAGCTGGGCACCGGGCTGGTGGTGCCGACGCTGGCTCCTTTCATCACCGAGCACGCCAACGGCAGCACCCAGCGCAACATGCCCGCCGACGCGCCGCTGCGCACCATCTGCGCCCAGGTGAAGGGTGGCCACTTTGCTCTGGTGGCCCCAGTGATCACCAAGTTTCGGTCGAATGATCGCGGCTCATCGGTTCAGTCACCGCTGGCAACCGTGACTGCCAACAGCTTCATCAAGAAGCCAGGCGGCGCAGCGCCGATCGGCTTGGTGGCCGCATTCCTTGCCAAACACTACGGCGGCAACTACACCGGCCCGGGCAGCAGCATGGAAAGCCCGCTGCCAACTGCAACCACTGTCGACCACAACGCACTGGTCACCAGCCACCTGGTGAAGCTGCGCAACAACTGTATCGGCCAGGACGTGCGCGAGCCCATTCACACGCTCACCACAGGCGGCCACATGGGAGAGGTTCGCGCGTTCCTGCTGAAGTATTACGGGCACGGCGAAGGGCAGCCGTTACAGGACCCGCTGCACACCGTCACCACCAAGGACCGCCACGCACTGGTCATGATCAAGGGCGAGCCCTACCAGATCGTCGACATCGGCATGCGCATGCTCGAGCCGCACGAACTGTTCGCAGCCCAAGGCTTCCCGGCCGACTATATCCACGACCGCACCGCCGGCGGCAAGAAGCTCAGCAAAGCCGCCCAGGTCCGCATGTGCGGCAACAGCGTCTGCCCACCAGTAGCCGCCGCGCTGGTGAAGGCAAACCTCACCGCCCAACAGCTCGGGGAGGACGCCGCATGACCTGCACCATCTTCTACACCACCGAAATGCCCAACGACCGCGCCCAGGTCAGCGGCACCGCGCCGCGCAAGCCAATGCGCTGGGCCGTCGAATACCTGATCAAGACACCCGACGGCCGTACCCTGGTCGAGAGCACCAAGACCATCCAGCGCGCTACCTTCGAGGAGCTGCGCGCGATCATGGACCACACCATAGGCGCCATCGGCGACGAGGCCGGCAACATCGCCAGCTTCGTCAGCTGGCGAGCCACCGCCCGGGGCGGCAGAAGTAAGCGGAGGGCGCGGCGATGAACGACCAGCCAATAGACATCCTCATCAAGTTGCCCGAGGTCTGCCGCCAGGTGGGCCTGGGCAAGTCGGCAATCTACGAACTGATCGCCGCCGAAGCATTCCCCGCGCCGATCAAACTTGGCCGGTACTCACGTTGGTCCCAGATTGAAATCCAAGCATGGGTGGAGATGCAGAAAGCCTCCCGCAGAGCAGCTTGAATGATCGTCAGACAATAAAAAACCCGCCAATAGGCGGGTTTTTTTATCGCTTCGATCAAGAAACCATGTTCGGCTTTTCAATGCCTAGCCGAGCGCAGGCCTCTCGCAAACGCTCGTCTGCTTCTTGGAAGCGACGCACTCGCTCCAAAGTGAACTCTCTCCCGCCCGCTGCGCTTTTATCGGCAGGGCGGCTTCCTCTAAGATCGCGCACCAAAAGGCTTTTCATGACACGGCTCCTTCCAAGGAAATAACGTAATCGCGGTTCGCGTAATACGTTTCTTTAGCAAAATGTAGATGATGCAAGTAGGTTGCGCCATCTTGTGAAACGGTTGCGGGATGAAGGGGGTTCATTCCTAGCCGCTCCAGGAGCCGTTCGAACAACTCGTCGAACAAATCCACCTGTGCTTTCAGGTTTTCCCGCACTGCCTCGTCTTCGAAATGTTCAATGAAGCAGTAGTATTCGCCATTCTCACCATAGGGCCATCGTGGTCGATGGTACAGCAACACAGTCGGCTTTAACGGATCCACGCTAACCACCCGCCCAACGCCGTCATCACCTTCGAGAGGATCCAGCGCGAACCAAAGCCACAACACGGCAGCGCAGCTCATTGCGAACCGCCCTATAGTAATTTGAACGTCAGCCTTAGTCCGGACCAAAGCCTCAATTAGAAGCATTAGCTGCTGAACTGAACCGCCACCGTTAGCGCGTATATACAGCCTAAGCTTCTCGCCAGGCTCCGCCGCAGCTAAAGCCTCGATGATAGGACCAACTGTTGCTGCTTGAATGCCGTTCGCCAGGACCAACTCACGCCTGATTTCTGAGACCAGACCAACAACTAGTTGTTCAACATCGGCCTCGGCGGCGTTGGCAGCGTTGGCGCCAGCGGTTAAGCCTACTTCCATGAAGACCCCAGCAGATGAACGAAAATGGCAGGCGATTCTACACAGCGCCTTTTTCATTCGCTACGTTATTTACATAGCAACTGCTCAAATGGTCCTGCCACGCTTGCATCATCTCACGGCGCTCATCAATGTACTGCGCATGATTGTAAGCAGCTCGCACGCTGCTCTGCTCCGCGTGCGCTAGCTGCAGCTCAATCACTTCACTGCGCCACCGCCCGGATTCATATAGGTGCGTTGACGCTGTCGCTCGAAAATCATGGCAGTGCCACCCTTCCATGCCCAGGTATTCCAGCGCCCGATTGAGCGTCGTAATGCTGAGCGGCTTGTCCGGATGGCGCAACCCAGGGAACAGCAGCTCGCCAGCAGTGATGCGCCTCAGCTCCTGCAGCAGCTCCACCGCCTGGCGCGGCAAGGGCACCAAGTGCTTGCGCCGCATTTTCATCCGCTCGGCCGGGATCTCCCATAGCGCTGCGTCCAGATCGAACTCGGCCCACCTTGCACAACGCAGCTCTACTGTGCGAGTAAACAGCATCGGCAGCAGGTAGAGCGCGATCACAGTGACTCGATGCCCTTTATAGTCGGCCAGCGCCCGATAAAACTTAGCGAGATCAGCCTCCATCATCGGCTTGGAGTGGTTCACCGGCCCGCGTTGAATCGCACCCTTCAGTGCGGCAGCCGGGTCCGCATCCGCACGCAACGTCGCAACGCCAAATCGAAAAACCGCTGAAATCCACTGCCTCACATGCAAGGCATATGTGGTCGCGCCGCGCTTACTCATCCGAGTCAAGATGTCCAGCACATGCGCCGCTGTAATCTCCCGCATCGGAAACCGCCCAATGCGCGGATAGACGTTCGTTTCGAATACCCGCCGCACCTGGCGACGATACGTATCAGTACGGGCAGCCAAGCGCTCATTGATCCACTCGTCGGCCACTGCCTTAAAGGTATTTCGGTTCTCGGCGAGCTGCTGGGCCTTTTCAGTTTGCCGAACATGAGACGGATGCCGCCCTGCCTTCACGTGCTCGCGCGCAACATCCCGCTCCGCCCGGGCATCAGCCAGCGTCACCTGCGGGTACGCTCCCAAGGCGAATACATTTTCCTTTCCAGCAATGCGATAGCGGTATCGCCAAAGCTTTGAGCCGTTCGGGCGGACCTCCAGATAGAGGCCACCACCATCGGTGAGCTTGAGCGCGGCAGCGCCTGGCCTGGCCTGCCGGATCTTGACGTCGGTGAGAGGCAT